GTATTAGCATTTTTAAATGATAATTTTGAAGGTGGAAAGTTTTATATTCAAAATTTTAATCAAAGATTTTATCCGCAACAAACTCCTGGCACAGTTTTAGTATTTCCATCATTTATGCCACATGGCGTTGAACCTGTAACAAAAGGCATAAGATATTCTATTGTTACTTGGATGGTGGGTGATTATTTTAAATAGTTATGGTAAAATAACCTATCTAATAAGATAAGACCATTCGCCTTCTGTAAGCATATAGGGGCGTTATTAACCTAGTGAGGAAAACATGGCTATCTTTAACAAAAATACACTTGCTCAAGTAAGTGGTTTTGACAACCCAATTATTGCTGGTGAATTAGTTTATAACCAACAAACTTATTGGAATCTAGTATTTGCTTCCAATGACCTTCCTGTCGATTTAACAGGCGCAACCATTTCAGCTTCAATTATTCGCAGACAATTATCTAATATTAAAGATAGTCGCTATGGTTTAACTTTTGACATAGCTGATTACTCACCGCCGCCTTCCGCCGTTAATCTTACTATTACTAATAGAGTTGATGCCGCAGGCACATTTACTTTAGTTATTGATGAAGGCGCATGGGGTGTTATAGCTTCCGATCCTCAACTTGATATTAACGCTGAAAATTGTGTAGGCTTTTCAGGTCGTATTAAAATATCATTCCCAGCAGTAGGATCAACACCAGCACAAGATTCTATTATCTTTTTATTATTCTTGGTTCGTTCTGATGGCGTGATTAATTAATCATGGCTACATTATCGATTACACCCGCACCCGCTAATGATATAGCCGTATCGGTTAATTCAACCGATGTAACCTTATCTCAAGGCACTACTCTCAATGTTGAAGTAACACCTACACCTGCAACGACTGTTATCGTTGATCGCGGTGTCACAGGCGCTTCAGGTCAATCAGGCTATTCAGGATATTCAGGCTATAGTGGTTTTAGCGGAATTGGCACAAGTGGTTTTAGTGGAATATCTGGCTATAGCGGATTTAGCGGTATATCAGGCTTTTCAGGCATAAGTGGTTTTTCGGGCTATAGCGGCATATCAGGATTTTCAGGTGAAAAAGGTGATAGCGGTTATAGCGGATTTTCAGGCGCTAGTGGCATATCAGGCTTCAGTGGCGAATCAGGCGCTAGTGGCATTAGTGGTTATTCAGGCATATCAGGCTGGTCAGGCTTTAGTGGCATCAATGGTTTAAGTGGATACAGTGGTCAAAATGGTTTTAGCGGTATATCAGGCTGGTCAGGTGAATCAGGTTACAGTGGCTATTCAGGTCATTCGGGCATAAGCGGATGGAGTGGTGACAGTGGTATTAGCGGCTTTAGCGGTGATAGCGGTATAAGCGGATTTAGTGGTCATTCAGGTATCAGTGGCTTTAGCGGTTTTTCAGGTATTAGTGGTTGGAGTGGCATATCAGGTTATTCAGGTATATCAGGTTATAGCGGCATTAATGGTGAATCAGGTTATTCAGGTCAAAATGGCGCATCAGGTGATTCAGGCTATAGCGGTTATTCAGGCGAGGTTGGCTTTTCAGGCATATCAGGATTTAGCGGATATAGTGGCATATCAGGTTTTAGCGGTGAAATAGGAACTTCAGGCTTTAGTGGCTATAGTGGTTTTTCAGGTGAAGTCGGTGCTTCAGGCGATTCAGGATTTAGTGGATGGTCAGGTGAAGTAGGTGCAAGTGGTATAAGTGGTTTTAGTGGCTATAGCGGTATAAGTGGATATAGTGGCGAAATAGGCGCATCGGGCTTTTCAGGCATATCAGGATATTCAGGGTTTAGTGGCACACCTGGATCATCATCAAGCTTTTTTGAATACAATGCAAATACAACTGCAACATCAGGTTATCCAGGCAATGGTTATTTATCTTGGAATAATGCAACTCAAATAAGTGCGACTGCAATTTTTGTTTCACATCTTGATCAAAGTAATGATGATATTGATATTTATTTAGCATTATTAAAAGAAACCGAACAATTTGTTATTCAAGATAGAACTTCAAGTGCTAATTCTCAAACATGGGAAATTAATGGCACACCTATTCATTATAATGCAGGCACTTCTACATCTTACTGGGAATATCCTGTAGATTTAGTTTCAAGTGCAGGCATAGGAACTTCAGGCTTTAATAATAACCATGATTTAATATTTGCTTTAGTTAATGGTGTGTCAGGGTTTAGTGGTTACAGTGGATTTTCAGGTTACAGTGGTTTCAGTGGCGCTCAAGGAACTAGCGGATATTCAGGTTATAGCGGCGAAATAGGAAGTCCAGGTCTTTCAGGCTATAGTGGATATAGTGGCTATTCAGGTTTGGTTGGTGATTCAGGTTACAGTGGTCATAGCGGTATATCAGGATTTAGTGGTTACAGTGGAGCTACAGGTCAATCAGGCATTTCAGGATATAGCGGTGAAGTAGGCGCACCTGGTCTTTCAGGTTATAGCGGTTTTAGTGGATACAGTGGATTACAAGGTGATTCAGGTTATTCGGGCATTAATGGTGCAAGTGGCACTTCAGGTTTTAGTGGCGCTAATGGTGCATCAGGCTTTAGTGGATATAGTGGCGAAATTGGTGCAAGCGGATTTAGTGGCTATTCAGGCGCCAGTGGAGCTGATGGCGCAAGCGGTTTTAGTGGGTATTCAGGCATTAATGGTGCTTCAGGTTTTAGTGGTTATTCGGGTGCTGAAGGTGTTAGTGGGTTAAGTGGATTTAGCGGCTATAGTGGCGCGCAAGGTTTGTCAGGCTATAGCGGTATTAATGGCTTTTCAGGTATAAGCGGTTTTAGTGGAGCTAATGGCGAAAGTGGTTTTAGTGGTTATAGTGGATATTCAGGATCTGGCATTAGTGGCTATTCAGGTTATTCAGGAATTGGAACATCAGGCTTTAGTGGTTTTTCAGGGTATAGTGGCGCGGGTGGCGGATCATTAACCTATGATGAATTTGATGCAACTGCTTCTCAAACTACATTTACAACATCAGCAACTTATACAAGTGGAAAAATACAAGTATCAGTAAATGGTGTTATTATGGACAACGGAACTGATGTAACAGTTACAAGCGGAACGCAAGTAGTATTTACGACAGGCTTAACTTTAAATGATAGGGTATTTTTAATTTATCCTGCATAAAGGAAAATAATGGACAAGATAACACAAGATGCTTTGGCATACTTTAAAAAGCATGATCCAAATCATTACAGATTTTTACTTACAAACAATTATGAGCGAGCGGTTTTTCTCAAAGGCGATCCCGTCTATCCTAGAGAAGCCACTCGTTATCTATGGGCTAATCGCAATCTATTAGGCAAGAATATTCTTGAAATAGGTTGCTCTACAGGTTACGGCTCTCAATTTCTTCCAAACAATATTAATTATATGGGATTAGATTATGATCATGTCATTATAGAGGTCGCACGCGAACAGGAATGGGGCTTAAACACTTCTTTTTCTCTAGCTGATATTAACACCTACCCTTTAGCTCAATATGACACCATAATCGCTTTTGAATTGATTGAGCATCTTGATAATGGATTAGAGATAGCTCAAATGCTAAAAAAACATTGCAAACGACTTCTTTTAACAACTCCGCATAATGAGCCTGTAGGATTTTGGGGCGAACATCATAAGCTTCATAACTTAAACGAATCACACTTTCCCGATTTTCAATTTAATTATATTAATGAGCATGGTTATATTTCAGAAACTTTACCTGATATTAATGATGCTAATAAATTTAATCTTATGATTATGCGGTGGGATCGTGGATAAGGTTCTTTGCTCGGTAGCCACTCGCGGTCGTTATCAAACTACTTTACCTTTAACGCTTAACGCTATAATTAATCAGACAAAAAAAATTGATAAGCTCATTATCTTTGATGACAATGATGAGCCACAAGATATGCGAAAAGAGTTGGCCTATAGTTACTTTTTTCAAATGCTGGACATTAAAGGCATTCAATGGGAATGGTTATATGCTCAAAAAAAAGGTCAGCATCATATTCATCAAATGGCTAACACTATGGGCTTTGATTGGGTGTGGCGAGTTGATGATGATGCAATACCCGAACCTAATGTCTTACAAACTTTATTTAATTACACAAGCAAAAAAGTAGGCGCAGTAGGTGGCGCAATATTAACTCCGCCATTACAATTTGAAAGCTTTAAACCTACAGGCAAAATAGAAAATATAAATACAGAGCCTAACATCCAATGGTCATTCATTCACAAGGTCAAAGAAGTTGAGCATCTTCATTGTTCTTTTCTTTATCGCGCTGGAGTGCATGATTACAACACAGGGCTTTCAAGGGTAGCGCATAGAGAAGAAACTTTATTTACTTATGGCTTATACCTAAAAGGATATAAAATTCTTGCAGTTCCCAATGCAGTTAGTTGGCATCTTAAAAATCCTAATGGCGGTATTAGATCAGAAACAAATCAAAAGTTATATGAGCAAGATGAATTAATATTTAGAAACACAATTGCTTATAAAGACAAAAAGATTGTAGTGCTTAACTGCGGCATGGGCGATCATATTGTATTTAGTCATGTAATGCCTGACATTACAAATGCGGAAGTCTTTACTTGCTATCCTGACATAGTGCCAGGCAGATCAATTGCTGAAGCTAGAGCTTTATTTGGTGATATAGACCAATGGAGTATTTATAAAAAAATGGCGCAATGGAAATGGACTGATAGTTTAGAGAATGCTTATAGGAAAATGTATCTATGATTATTATTAGTCCTTATGCTAAAGCTTTGAGAAGCGGAAAAACTAATGCCAAAAATTATCCTTATTGGAAGGAACTCATTAGACTGATTGATGAGCCAATAGTTCAAGTAGGTATAGATGATGAAGAACAATTGGTTGATGACTTTAGAAAAAACTTATCACTAAAAGAACTTGGAAGCCTTGTCAATGAGTGCAAAACATGGATAAGTTGCGATTCTTTTTTTCAACATTTTGCTTGGGATAAGAAAAAATATGGTATAGTGTTATGGTCTGTTTCTGATCCTCTAATATTTGGGCATCCTGAAAATATTAATCTTTTAAAGGATCGAAACAATTTGGTTCAAAACCAATTCCTATGGTGGGAACAAACGGAACATGATGCAGATAAATTTGTTAGTCCTGAAATAGTGATAGAAAGTTTAAATGCAAACTTCCCATGAAACCATTGATGACATATTCGATTTTCTACAAAATAAAACAATCAAAGATATTGGCTCTGATTATTACGATAATAAGAATTATTTGGTTATTTTATTATCTGATGGTTCTCTCTGTTATATATCTTCTAGCGGCGATTTGTTTATGGCTCTCGAGCGCCATCTCATTAATTAGTAGAAAGAAATAATATGGA